GGGAGCATAATATGGCGATAACTAGAATAGGACCAAATCAATCAATAAACCTTGCAAGTAATATTACAGGGACATTACCCGTGGCTAATGGTGGTACGGCTATAACATCAGGATTTATTAATGGTACAGCTACACCAGGCAAAATACTTCAAGTCGTTAGCGATACAGGAGCTACTTACAATCAAAGTAATACTTCGACAACTTATGCAGATGTTCAAAAAAGTGGTTCTGCTTGGGAAATAGCAATAACTCCATCAGCAACTTCTTCTAAAATTTTTGGGGTTGTTTCAATTCAATTTTCTTTTGCTGGATCAGATGCACAAGCCAGAACTGCTTTAGATGTGCAAGGAAAAATAGGATCAGGAAGTTATTCTTCTCTCACAAGTAATGGTTTTACTGGTTTATATGATGCTTCAGACCAACCGGATTTTCATTCTTCAGACAGTTTTAATTTTTTATGGTCTCCATCAACCACAAGTGAATGTAAAGTTAAATTACAATTTAAAAATGCTTACACTGCAAGTAATATGACAAGTTATATAAATTCAACTGGAACATCTCAAACAGTAGTAACTTTAATGGAGGTAGCTGGATAATGATAACTAAAGCTATTTTAAAAATTAATCCTAATGCAAAAGTAAATGTTATTAATGATGATGGTAATATAGATAACTGCACTATTAATTGGTTAGAAGGAACAACACCTATTTCTAAAGCTGACATAGAAGCTAAAATTGCAGAGCTACCTACGCTAGAGGAAGAAACTGCACAAAAAGAAACAGAAAAAGCATCTGGTAAACAAAAACTTAAAGACTTGGGATTAACCGACGCTGAAATAAAAGCACTGACAGGAGCATAGACCATGCTCGGACTAACTTCCTTATCCGGTGCTCCAATAGCGACATCGTTTTTTAACCCTAATGTCCTTATAAATGTAACAGGTAATGCATTAAGTATAGGAGTTGGAACTCCAATACTTAGTACGGATGTAACAGTTAGTCCTAGTGGCTCTCAAGTAAGTCTTGGAGCAGGTACAGTAACAGTTACAGGAACAGCAGTAGTCAATCCTACTGGATCACAAGCATCATTAGGTATAGGAACTGTAGTAGTTTCAGCAGATGCAAACGTATCTGTTACTGGAAACTCATTGACCTTATCAACAGGAAGTGTTACAGTGACAGGAACAGCACTTGTGAATCCTACAGGATCACAAGTAACGGCAAACACAGGAGAGGCGGGTATTATTACCTGGAACGATATAGTACCAGGGGTGAACATGACTTGGACACCAATAGACCCTTATTAATAAATTATGGCATCATCTTACTCAACAAATTCAAAATTAGAACTTATAACAACTGGTGAAAAAGCAGGGTTATGGGGTACAATTACTAATACAAACTTACAGATATTAGAACAATTATCTACAGGTTACTTATCCTCTGCACAACTTGCAAGTGGTGATCTTACTTTAGCATTAGACAATGGTGCTACATCTACAGGTAAAAATTTATACATAAAACTAACAGGTACACTTGGTGCAAACAGAAGTGTAACTATACCTGATAGTGCTGAAAGAGTTATAGTATTTGAAGATGCAACTACTAGAGGTACATCTGCTTTATATACTATTACAGTTAAAACGGTTTCAGGATCCGGGGTTGTATTACCCATTGGATCTACTTCATTAGTTTATTCAGATGGTACAAATGTTAGTTTAGGATTACGTAAACAAGGTTATGTAACATTAAACTCTTCAACAATTACTGCCTACACTGCAGTCGATGGTGATCAAATTTTAGCAAACACAACAGCTAACCCAATTACAGTAACATTACCAGCATCCCCTGCAACAGGTGCTGAAGTTTTATTTGTTGATGCTAGAGGCACATTTGCCAATAACAATTTAATTATTAATAGAAATAGCCAACCAATAAATACAGGTACAAGTAATTTAACTTTAACAACTAACGGTCAAGCCTTTTCATTAGTCTACGTTGATTCAACAAGAGGTTGGGCGTATAAAACCAACACGGCGTAAGGAGCACGGACCATGGCCCTTATTGATTTTAATATTAAACCGGGTATCGATAAACAAGATACTGAAGTCGGAGCAGAGAATCGTTGGATTGATTCTGATAACTCAAGATTTAGATATGGTCTACCTGAAAAAGTAGGAGGTTGGTCTTCTTTAATATCAGATTCTATTGTAGGTGTATCAAGAAAACTTCATGCTTTTGTAGACTTAAATGGTAATAGATATGTTACAATCGGTACAGATAAATTTTTACTTTTATACTTTGAAGGTCAACTGTTTGACATAACACCTATTAAAGCTACTTTAGCTTCTTCGACAATAGCAACTGCAAACACTTCAGCAGTATGTACAATTACAACTGGATCGGCTCACAACTTAGAACCAGGTGATATTATTTTATTAGACAGTGTAACTTTACCAGGAGGAACTGGATACAATGCATCTGACTTTGAAGATAAACTATTTCAAGTAACTTCAGTTACAACACCTACAGTTTTTACAATTACACAAAATTCAAATGCAACAGGAACTGTATCTACAGGTGGTAGTCTATCAGTTATACCTTATGAAAAAATTGGTCCTGCTGATCAATCGTATGGTTATGGTTTTGGTATATCTCAATGGGACGGATCAGTTCCAGGTGCTGCAACATCAACATTGAACGGATCACTAAGTGCAAACTCATTTGGTACAGGTGGATCTGGTACTAATGTTACACTTACTGCTACAACAAACTTTAGTGCTGCTGGTAGAATTTTAGTTGAGTCAGAATTAATATCTTATGCATCTATATCGTCACCAAACTTACAAAGTATTGTAAGAAATGTTAATGGTACAACAAACGCTACTCACAATACTGGTACAGATGTTGTTGATGCAACAAATTATTCTGACTGGGGCGAAGCGGTCCTTGCATCAGAAGTAACTCTTGAACCTGGACTTTGGTCTTTAGATAACTTTGGTCAAGTGTTAGTTGCAACTATTGCAAACGGTAAAACATTTACATGGAATGCAGGAGCTGCATCACCTACAACAGTTAGAGCATCAACAAGCACTTCAGGTTTTTCTACAGCAAGTAACCCTACGGCATCTAGATTAAGTTTGATATCACCAACAACTAGACACTTATGTCATTTTGGAACTGAAACAACTATTGGAAATACATCAACACAAGACGATATGTTTATAAGATTCTCGGATCAAGAAAACATAAACGATTATACAGCAACAGCTATTAACAGTGCTGGTGATTTTAGATTACAAGATGGAACTAAAATAGTTGGTGCTATAAAAGCAAAAGAAACAATCTTAGTTTGGACAGACAATGCATTGTATACAATGAAATTTATTGGTGCACCTTTTACATTTGGTTTTGAGCAAGTTGGTACTAACTGTGGATTGATTGGTAAAAATGCAGTTGTTGAGATAGATGGTAATGCTTTTTGGATGAGTCCTAATGGTTTATTTCTATTTGATGGTACAGTTAAATCTTTACCTTGTACTGTAGAAGATTTTGTCTATGACAATTTAGATACTACAAAAGGTCAACAAGTTGCAGCAGGTATCAATAACCTATTTACAGAAGTTGTTTGGTATTATCCAACAACAGGATCTAATTATAATAATGCGTACGTAGTATTTAATTATGGAGAGACAGGTAGAAACACACCAGGTGGTGTTTGGTATACAGGAACAGAAGCAAGAACTTCTTGGATTGATGCTGTTGTTTATCCTCAACCTTATGCTACTAAATTTAATTCAACATCAAATGGTACTTTCCCTGCAGTTGTAGGACAAGATGGTTTAGGTCAAACACAGTTTTTTGAACATGAAGTAGGTACAGATCAAGTTAATCAAGATGGTTCTACTACAACAATTACATCATTTATAAAATCATTTGATTTTGATTTACAAGCAAAACAAAAAGATGCTCAAGGTAGATCAAGTGGACCCACTATTGCAGGTGAATCATTCTTAGCACTTAGAAGATTTGTACCTGATTTTAAAACACTAACAGGAAATGCAGTAGTAACACTAGCTATAAAAAGATATCCTCAACAATCAGACACGGTAAGTAGTTTAAGTCCATTTACAATTACTTCATCTACTGATAAAAAAGATACAAGAGCTAGAGGACGTTATTTAAATGTTAAGATTGAAAACACATCTAGTGGAGAAGAATGGAGATTTGGTACTTTTAAAATTGATATACAACCGGATGGACGTAGATAATGGCTAAGATAGTAGTAAGAATACCTGAACCTAAACAAGACTATGATGTGTCTAACCAAAAACAAATTAACAGAGCAATGGGTTTAGTTGTAGAACAATTAAATGCTACATTTTTAAATGAATTAAAACAAGATCAAGAAAGGTTTGCGTGGTTTAATGGCTAACATATATAAAAATGCAAAGGTAGATTTAACTACTAATACAGTTACAACTGTGTATACTGTTCCATCAAACTCTAGAGCAATATTAAAGTCTATGTATGTATCAGAAGATACTGGAAATGCAGATTCAATTACAGTAGTATTATTTGCTGGTGATCCAGCAAGTGCTGATTCTTTTAGTTTATTTAAGACTAAAGGTATTGGAGCTAATGCAACAGAACAATTAATAACAGAACCCATTGTAATGATGGAAAATGAAGTACTACAAGTAACAGCAGCTACTGCAAATAGGTTGCATGTTACGTTGTCTGTGCTAGAAATAAATAGGGATTAAATATGTCATTTATAGAAACAGAAGCATCAGTAAGATACGAAACAGTTAACGGTAAAAAGGTTATGATTATTACACCTAAAAGTGAAGTTACCTTAACTAATATTAAAACAGGTCAGGAATACATGTCAGACGCAGAATCAGATGCTGATGTAGATAACCCTGAAACAGATACTAAAAGAGAAGATATACGTAGAGACGTTAAAATAACAGTAGAAGAATTTAACTTAGGAGCAGGTTCTGAGTTGTAAAACTCAGGGTTTTTATATAAAATAGAACGATGGCAATAACAAACGCACAACAATACCAGCAACTTGTAAATAAACCAGCAAATGGTAAACGTCCTGGTTATGCTGGTCCAGCAGGTGGAGCTACTATAGGAAGTGGTAGCGCTCAAAGTGGTAGTCCAGCTTCTTCTGGGGGATCAAAAACTGGACCAAGTA